GCGTCACCGCCGCCGCCGACCGCGCCGCAGCCCTGGCCGACGGCTACCTGAGCACCCGCTACGTCACGCCCATCGCGGCGCCCGGAGCGGACCTGATCGGCGCCACGGCCGACATCGCCCGGTTCTACCTTTACGACGATCAGGCGACTGAGGAAGTCCGCAAGCGCCGAGACGACGCCGTGGCCTGGCTGCGCGACGTGTCGGCCGGTAAGGCAGGCCTGGCAGGCGCGACGCCCATCGCGGGCGCCACCGGCGAGCGCCCGGCCCCGGTCGTGATTGCCTCGCCGGAAGTATTCACCGACGCCCGCATGGCGACGATGGCGCCCTGGACCCACTGATGGCGACCACCACGATCAAGGTCGAAGACGCCCGCGTCAAGAACGCGCTGGCGTCGCTGGTCGCCGCGATTACGGCCCCGGGCAAGGCGCTGGACGAAATCGGCGCCGTCGTGACCGAGAACGTGCGCCTCGGGTTCGATGAAAGCGAAGACCCCTACGGCCGCCCCTGGAAAGCGGTCCTGCGCGACGGCGGGCAGCCCCTGCGCGACACCGGCAACCTGGCGAACAGCTTTTCCTATCAGGTCCGCGGCAACGCCGTAGCCGTCGGCAGCGGCCTGACCGTTTCCCATAACGGCCGGAGCCACAACCTGGCCGACATCCACCAGTTCGGCCGCACCATCGTTCCCGTCAATGCCAAGGCGCTGCGGTTCCAGGTCAACGGCCAGTTCGTGACCGCGCAGCAGGTCACCATCCCGCCGCGCAAGATGTTGCCGGAGGGCGGCTGGCCCGACGAATGGGCCGAAGACGTGGCCGCGATCGTCGACAATTACCTCAGCGAGGCCATCGGCCCGTGAGCAGCTACATCGACCTGGAGGGGCTGATCGTTGCCCGCCTTGAGGCGCGCGTGACCATCCTCCCGGCCGGCCGCGTCCTGACCCTGCCAGACATGACAGCCATCGACGAACGCGCCCAGGTGACCCCGGCCCTGCACCTCGTATTCGCGGGCGAGCACGCATCTGAGCCGCCACGCGGCGCGATCCAGCAGATCGCAACGCAGCAGTGGATCGTGATTGTTGCCGTCCGCAGCGCCGAAGACATCCTCACCGGCGCCGGAGCGCGGGCCGCCGCCGGGCCGCTGGTGGAGGCCGTGAACCAGGCGCTGATCGGCTGGGTGCCCGGCCCAGAATACGAACCGATGTTCCGCACCGGCGGCCTGCGCACCACCTACCGCAAAGGGTTTCTGTATTACCCCCAGGCGTTCGCCTGCACTTTTCCCATCAACGGAGTCCGATGACATGGCAAAGACCGCCCCCGACGCAACCGAAACCGTACGCCTGCTGCGCGAACACGAACACCGCGGCATCGTTTGCCCGGCCGGGTCGAGCATCGAGATTCGCGCCAGTCAGCGCCCGCTGCTGGAGCGCACCGGCTACATCGACCCGCTGACGCCCTACCCGCGCACGCCCGCAGAGCTTGAAGCCCGGCCCGCCGAGTAAGCGCGCAGCCCCGAACCCGACCCCGCAACCGAGGATCACGACATGCCCATGACCGCAAACGGCAAGGACTACTACTTCAAGCTGCGCTCGCTCCTGTACCTGCGCGAGGTCGGCGTAGTCGGCCACTTCCGCCCGCTCGGCCTCGTGGACGAAGCGAACCTCACCCTGAACGAGACCGTCGACCGCCTGCGCGACGTGCGCCGCAGCGCGGGCGGCACCGCCAGCGTGGACCGAGACATCGAGTCCGGGGAAGTCACGCTCAAGCTCCGCGAGGGCACCGCCGATAACCTGGCGCTGGGCTGGTTCGCAAACCAGACCGCCGTGGTCTCCGGCTCCGTCACGAGCCAGGCCCACACCGCCAAGAAGGGACAGTTCATTTACGTCGGCCACACCGACATCAGCGCCGTGGTCGTCACCGGCACTGGCGGCACGCCGACCTATGTGCTCGGCACCGACTACACCGTCAACGAAAGCGGCGTGTTCATCGTTCCCGGCGGCAGCATTGCCGACGATGCCGCGATAGAGATTGACTTCGCTTACGGCGCACAGGACTTGCTCGACGGCCTCGCCAACTCCGGCAAAACATGGGAACTGCTCACGACCTCCGAGAACAAGGTTCAGGGCGGCGCCCCGTCCGTGCTCCAGATTTTCCGCGTGCGGTTCGGCCCGACGCAGGGCTTCGCACTGCAGGGCGGCACCGAGCACGGCGCGCTGGACCTGACCGGTGAAATCCTGCGCGACAGCGCCAACGGCTGGTTCAAGTACCGCGGCCGGGCCGTGGCGTAAGGGGGGGGCACCATGCGCCTGACGCGAGACCTAGAAATCGGCGACGCTCCGGTCCAAGTGCGCGAACTGACCGTGGCCGAAATCGACGCATGGTGGGCCGACGCGCAGCGGGAGATTGCCGCCGCGCCGGAGCCGGACGCCGGCAAGATCGACGTGATCGCCGGCCGCCTGTGCGGCGAATTCACCCTGGCGGACCTGCGCCGCGTGAGCACGATCACGCCAGAACAGTTCCGCGGCGCGACCCAAAGTGAACTGGCCGCCCTCATGGCCGCGGCCAGGGAGCTGAACCCCCTTTTTTTTCAGTTCCGGGACGAGATAGGGACGCTGGTCGGCCTCGCGTTGATGCAATCGGCGACAGGCGGACGGCCCTCGCCCGAACCTGCAGTTCACTGATCCGCGCCGGCCACGCGAACGTATGGACCTACCCGTGGCGCCTGGTTGAGGCCGCCATCGACGAACTGACCGAGGCCAACCGCAGGGCATCCCGTGGCTGACCGGGGAAAACTCATGCCGCAAGACGCAGCCGAGCTGTGCGAAGACTTGAACGCCGAGCTGGGCACGGCCCTGCTGCGCGCCGTGTGCGAGAAAGCAAAGGCCGCGCTGGGCGACCGCTATGCAGCCCACATGGCCGAACTCGGCGTCGGGCTGGTCGCAGCCGCCGAACGGGACGGCAAGCCCCTGCTGCAGGTAGCGGTCGAAAGCGACCGGCCAGAAATGACAAACACCGAGCGCCTGTTCATCTTGGCGGCAGCCGTAGAGGCAGTCATGGCGCCCCAGGCGGCATCCAGTGGCTGAGAAAACCCTAGAGCTACTGATCCGCCTCGCTGGGGAAAACGCCAGCTTAAAGGCCGCCCTCACCGGGTCACAGCGCGACATCCAGAACCTCGGCAAGAGCGGCGCCGATGCCGGCAAGGCCATCGACAGCGGCCTGAGCGGCGCCACGGCCAGCATGAAGCGGCTGGCGGTCCAGGTAACGGCCGGCTACCTGTCGTTCCAAGGCCTGCGCTCGGTCCTGACCGACTTCGTCAACACGGCCGTTGAGTTCGAGCGCGCCCGCGTTCAGCTCAACAGCCTGTTCGGCGACGCGGCGAAAGGCGAGGAAGCCTTCGCCTGGGTAAAGCAGTTCGCCACCGACACGCCGTTCGAGCTGCAGGGCGTGCTGACAGCGTTCCAGACGCTCAAAAACTTTGGCCTCGACCCGATGGGCGGCGCCATGCAAGCGGTGGCCGACCAGGCGTCCCGGTTCGGCGGTACGCAGGTGCAGCTGCAGGGGATCAGCCTCGCGCTGGGCCAGGCCTGGGCGCGCCAGAAACTGCAAGGCCAGGACATCCTACAGCTGATCAATCAGGGCGTGCCGGTCTGGGAATTGCTGGGCAAGGTAACAGGCAAGACCACCGCCGAACTGAACAAAATGTCCGAGGCCGGCGAGCTGGGGCAGGAGGTCATCACCAAGTTCATCGCCGCGATGGGCGAGGCCGCAAGCGGCGCCGCGCTGGCGCAAATGGAGACCTTCGGCGGCAAGGTCAGCAACGTCAAGGACGCATGGGCGCAGTTCCTCGACCAGGTCGCGCAGACGGGCGCCCTGGACGAAATGAAGAATGCCGTCGATGACCTCCTCAACAGCACCGGCGACCTGGCCGACAGCGGCGACCTGGATTCGTTCGCGGCGCAGGTGGGCACCAGCCTTGCCTCGGTCATCGGCCTCGCGCGGGACGTCGCGAGCGTCGTAGCCAGCATGGGCGACGAACTGAGGCTGCTGGCCGAACTGTGGGTGGCCGGCAAGGTGATTGCATACGCCGACGGCCTGCGCAGGGTTCAAGCCGAAGCCGCAGCTACTGCCGCCGCCACCAGGCAGCTACAGGCGGCCACAGCAGCCGAAGCCGCCGCGTCGCTGTCCGCCGCGCAGTCCAAGACAGTTGCGGCAGACGCGGCCAGGATTCACGCCACCATGCTGGTGGCCGAGGCCGAAGCGGCCGTCGCCAGCGCCTCCGGCATGGCTCGCCTGGCAACCGCCCAGGCACAGCTGCTGCCGGCCCGCGAGCGCCTGACCGCCGCCACCGCGCAGCATGATGCCGCACTTATAGCCGAAGCAGCCGCCGCCAGGGCGGCCCAGACGGCGTTCACGGGAGCCGCAGGCGCAGCGACAGCAGCGGCCGGAACCACGGTGGCGGCCTCAAGGATTGCAGGCATCGCCGTCGGCACCTTTGGCGGCGCGCTCGCATCGCTGGGGCGCCTGATCGCAACCCTTCCGATGCTGATCCTTATCGACCAGCTCGTGAAGCTCGGCCTGGTCGCAGTAGACCACCGCAACACGGTGCGCGGCATCGCCGACGAATACGAGAAGTTTGCAAGGAAGCAGCGGCAGGCGATCGACCAGAGCAAGGAATTCGCCGAAGAACAGGTCAAGAGCGCCGACGAACTCGCCGCCCTGACCAAGGTGGAGCAGGACGAATACGCGAAGCGCATCACCGCCGCGCAAGCGTACTGGAAGGCCGTGTTCGAGCTGGAGTCCCGCCGACCGGACGGCGACAGGGAACTCGCCGAGCGGGCCAACAGGGAGGTGCGCGCCTACGGCAAGGCGCTGGCGGACCTCAAGCCCGTGCTTGACGAACGCGCCCGGGTCGAGCAGGACGCCATCGACAAGGTAGAGGCGCTAAGGACCGCCGAAACGGAGGCCATCGAAACCGAACTCAGCAAGCAAAAAAAGCTGTACGAAGACGCCAACAAGGCCGTCGAATCGACCCTGAAAGAGCGCGAGGCGCTGACCGCGAAGTTCGCCGAGATACAGGAAAACATCCGCAGCGGCCCGCCGCGAAAGATCGAGACAAGCCTCGACGTCCTGCGCACGACCGCCAACCTGCGAAGCCAGACCGCCGCCACCGGCCGCCAGCTCGACCAGGGCGGCAGCACGCGCGACGCGACCAGGCAGGCAGACCGGATCATCAAGCAAGCCACCGAAGCCGCCGAAGCCGTACAGGCGCTGGTCGAAGGCGGAAAGCTGACCCGCGGGGTCGGTGGGCAGCGGGTGGCCGAGCTTGAGGAGATCGCCCAGGCCGCGAGCAAGATCAAGGAAACGGCCGGCAACATCGACTTATCAGCCGCCAAGGCCTCCATCGACGGGCTGGTGACCAGCGCCAAGG